ACACCACAAAAACCAGTTATTAAACCAACGCCTTGGGTTCGTCCTGTAGATTGGATTACAATTACTGATACACCTGGCGAAATCCATTTCTTGGTTAGTAGTTTAGGTTTGGGAGCCTATGCTTTATTTACACAATTTAATGATTTAGAAACTCCATCACTTAATATTGATTGGGGTGATGGTGTTGTTGATACTATTACTAATATGAATACAACAACATATCATAACTATACAACTGGTGGAACTGCTTGTTCTTTGGGATATGATACTTGGGAGGTTAGAGTTTATCCAACAACTCCGGCAGCAACAATTACAGAATGTAAATTTGTAACACCTATTGTTAATGGTATAACATTATATCCAACTGCTGCTTCAGGTTTATTGGAAGCCTATTTTGGTGATGGTGGAACGGTAATGCCTGGTGATGTTTATAATAATTTATTTTTAGGAACAGATTCATCAGGAGTATCATTTGGTTCATCATATTGTAATTTTACTAATCTTCAATATGTAAAATTACCTGAATCTGTTCCTAATGTTACTAGTTTCTTTCAAACATTTGCTTATTGTAATAATTTACAACAAGTTGTAATGCCAGAATCAGCACCTAATTTAACAAGTATATCTACAATGTTTTTATTGTGTGTTAGTTTACAGGGTAATATTATAGTTCCTCAAGACGCAACACTTATTGAAACATTGGCAGCTGCTTTTCATTCTTGTTATTCAATTACAGGTATAACTTTACCACCGACATTAGAATATTGTAATGTATTACAAAACTTTGCTCTTAATTGTTATAATTTATCAACCATAAATTTACCACCATTACCATCTTGTTATAATTATATTTCAGCGTTTAATGCTTGTAGGTCTTTATTATCTGTAGAAATTAAACAATTTCCACCAACACCAGGTTCATTAGATTTAGCATCTATGTTTAGTAGTTGTTATTCTGTTCAACAAATATTATTACCAGAATTACCTGTTGGATATGAATCTTTCGTAGCAACGGTTACATCAATGTTTTCTTCTTGTTTTTCATTAACATCTATCGTATTACCTGATAGATTAAGAATGAATACTATGGCAAGTTTATTTCAAAATAATTACGCTTTAATTTCAGTTGTATTACCAAGTGTTGTTGATGCTATAGATGCTTCTAGTTGTTTTACTAATTGTTATAATTTACAAAGTGTAACATTACCAACAACGATTGGAGGACCAATAACTATGAGTGCTATGTTTGCTTCTTGTAACTCATTAGGTAGTATTACTATTCCATCAGGTTGGACAATAACAAATTTATCAACAACATTTCAACAATGTCTTAATCTAAAAAATATTGTATTACCAAATAACGCTCAAGATAGTGTAACAACTATGGCTAATATGTGCCAATTTTGTTATTCTTTGGAAACTATAACACTGCCGACATCATTGAATGGACTTACCACTATGTCGGGAACTTTTATTCAAACTACTAATTTAGCAAGTGTTACATTACCATCAACAATGAATGCTCTTACAACTATGGCTCAATCGTTTCAAAATAGTGGAGTTCAATCTGTAACATTACCAACAACTGCGACTTCTTTAGTATCAACAAGTTCTATGTTTAGTGGGGCGTTTAATATTAAAACGATAACGATGCCAGCAACTACTGGTCTTATTACAACAATAGTTACTGCGTTCGCTTTTTGTTCAAAATTAAAAACTTTAACATTACCAAATACTCAATTAACGACATTGACGACTGGTCAATTAATTGGATTATTTCAAGGTTGTCCTTTGTTACAAACAATAAATAATTTAGATAAGTTAGGTAACCCATCAACATCAACAACAGTTTATTATACAGGAACAAATTTCTTTACATTCGCATCATCATTTACAGGGATAATAGATTTATATTGTAAGTTTAATAGCCTTGCGATAAATGGTAATGCTACACATAGAAGTGCTATATCAGGATTAAGATTAAGAAATACTGGTTCAGGACAATGGGCGGGCTCATCGGGAACTTTTATTGATATTTCATATACCAATTTAGGTCAGGCAGCACTCGTTCAAGTATTTAATGACTTACCAACCGTAACAGCAATTCCACCAAAAACAATCAACATAACAGACGCAACAGGTGCTGCTGCTTTAACTGGTCCTGAAAGAGCAATTGCGACTGGTAAAAATTGGGTAATAGCAGGATAATACTTACAAATAAAATAATATGGTTCAGATAGAAGCAGGAACATTTAATGAGGTGGTTGCCACTTGTTCAAGAAACAAAACCCTAACAGGTAATGTTACTTACTTGTGGTCAATGACGCACAAATTAACAAAGGAGAATTGGAAGTTTATTCCATTTAGAATTATCCCTTCAGTTAATTATGCTCCTTCATATGATTTATTTACTATGAATGTTATAGATACCTCACCTGAAGTATTTACAGCATCAACATCTGCTAACACCGTAAATATACACTTGATTCCTGGTCAGTATTTTGTTAAGATATATGAGCAATGTTCTACTATAAACCTAAACCCTATGTTGTCTTATGATGTGGTATATGAAGGAACAGCAACAGTAAATTACTCTGGCTCACCACAGAATGAAATAGTTTCATATAGCGGAAACACAAATATATTTAAAGTATACAACGGATAATGATTAAAATAGAAAACTTAAAATTCAACAAAGCAACATTATCATCTTTTAGTGAGGTGATAAGTAAGAATGTGCCATTTATTAGTTGGGGTATGGATAACCAATTCGTTAATGAATTATATCTATTAAACGATGCCTCACCAATACAAAACGCTTGTGTTAGAAGCAAGGTAGATAATGCTGTTGGTATGGGATACATTACGGACTATAAGATTAACTTAAAAGAAAATCTTAACGATATGTCCAAAAAAATATTCTATGAGTTTATAACGACTGGAAATGTGTTTTTGGAAGTAGTATGGAAACAGGATAGAAGCCAAGGATTAGCAGGTATGTATTTAATCCCTTCAAGATATATGAGGTTACACAAACCCGAAGAAATGGGTGGTGATGTTACCAAATATCTTTATTGCCGTGACTGGTTAAATTGGAGAAAAGCAGGTATGGTTGAGTTTAGTGAATTCAATCCATTAAACTTTACAGACAGACAGATTATTCATATTAAGAATTATCAATCAGGTTATGATTATTATGGAGTTCCTGATTGGTTATCTGTAATCAACGATGTAAGATTGAACCACGAAATTACTGTTTATAATTTAAGCCATATTCAGAATGGACTTAACCCATCATTATGGGTTCACTTTAATGTTCCTGCTCCTGATTCACAGAACGAACAGAATCAAATCCTTCAAGGAATAGAAAGTCGTTATGCTGGTGCTGAAAATAGTGGTCGTGTTATTGTATCTTATGGTGAGTCAGAACAAAAGCCAGACATTACTCAAATCGCATCAACAGTAGAAACAGGTTATTTTTCAGGAATATTTGAGTTGGTTCAAAAACAGATATTGGCTGGTCATAAAATTATTGATGGTTCGTTAATTGGATTACCAAATCCTGGTGGTTTTACATCATCAGCAGAACAATTGGAAACAACATATAAGTTATTTATGAATACATCAATTAAACCATTACAAAACTTTATCAATAGAGAATTGAAACCAGTTATTCAACTTATCTATCCTGACCAAGAAATAAGTTTAGTGATAGAACAAAACCAAATATTATAATGAATAAGGTATTATTAATTTCGGAGAACACATTAAAAACTTATACTGCGATAAATGAATCTGTTCAGTCAGATGAGTTAAGATTTTGTATATTACAGGCTCAAGCAATATTTCTACAAGAAAGTTTGGGAACAAATTTGTATGAAGAAATGTTGCGTTTGGTTGATACTGGTGATATCTTACAACCAGGTTATGTTATCTATAAGAACTTATTGGATACCTATATTCAACCGATGTTGGTTACCTATTCATATTATCTTGGTATGGATAATTTCTATGTTAAATGGATTTCTGTTGGTCTTGTATCAAACAGAAGTGAGCAAGGTGAAAAGATTGACCATAGAACATTTCAATATCTTAAATCAAATTCCAAACAACAGGCAGAGTTCAACGACAATTTATTAAGAAGACATTTAATATTTAGAAGTGGATTGTATCCTGAATATACATCAGGTAACTTGAACTCGGGACAATTACCTCCAATCCCTGCTACACCATTCCAATCACCAATTACAGTTCCAACATCAGCATTTGCTTGGAGTAGTAAATGGAGAGCAACTAATGGTAATTGTAATAACGCTATGGGACCGTTATGTGCGGGTAGTCCTTTTCCAACTTGGTATGGTCACACCACAAACTCTTAAATAAGATTGTGCCTCATAAGGAACTGCTCGTGAACACTAAACTCACTTTCAAGTTCGTATCCGAGTAATTTTATTACATCTAATGAAAATTGGACTTCATCAATACATCTTCGGTCTCTAACATCACGAGCAATCTTAAATCTATCTGGCTTTCCAACTTTGATTCCATTTTTAAAGTTCTTCATATAAATGCTTACACACTGCTTACATTGAGTTGAGTATCCATCTCTATGACCTTGCTTCCTATGGAATTCATCAATGTGTTTTTCAATATTACAAACTCTACATTTTTTCATAAAAAAAGGGTATAGTAATAAATACTACACCCGATTTCTACGAAACACCACACTTATTTTGTTGGAGGAACAAACTTAACGGACTCTAAACCCTTGTTGTTAAGATGTTCTTGGATAGTATCTAATCTTTTACCAATTTCTGCTGAATATCCCATTTCAACATAATCAACAATTACATTTGTAATTGCTACTAATTCTT